ATTATCCATTATTTCCTGTTGAGTCGTGTTTTAATAAAAACCAAACTAAATCTTTGTTTGTGTTAAATGTAACTGAACCGCCAAAGCTACTGTCAAAATTTACTTTGCATTTATAAGTTTCTTCAAACAGTTTTTCAATATAACTAGCTTTAGCATCCAAGTGTTCTTCTTTAAGAATTTGATAAGCATCATCAAGTGCAGGATGTGCTATATCCAGTGTATTATTCGTATTCGTCTGATCTTCGCAGTGCGTTTTCATATTCCTCGGATCCTGTTCTAGTATAAGATGGATTCATTCCGTTCATTTCTAAAATGTCATCTCTAATGTTTTGATTTCGTTTTTCTATGTTAATAACTCTAACAAAACTGTTAGTTACTGCAGCTGTAAAATACGCAAATGGATTGTCTGATTTAGATTCGTCAAATTGTAATCCAATTTGTGTTAGTTGTAATATTGCCTGCCCACGCATCTCGTCATTGTATGTATAACTTCTTACGTTGCCGCGTGTTGCATATCGTTCGCATAATTTAATCATCATACGAGCTAATGTATCAGTAATTTGCCCTGCAGTTTTATCAAAATGCCCAGTTTCTAAGTCTCCACTCCAGTGGCTTTTACCTACACATACTAGTTCATCATTAACAAATTTCCAGTGTTGAAACGGCGGAAAATTTACCTTATCTCGTTTATCGGCTTCTGTTTTAGGATTCTTTTTTCTTGTTGCATTTAGTGGTATATGATCATACGACATAATTCTAAAAACTACATCATTTTTTGAAATAGATTTATAATTAATTTCGCATTCAGTTTGTTTAATTTTTTCGCCTTCGCTTTTTCGTTTAGCATAATTTAAATCACCTAATCGCTTTGCTTGATTCCGTTTAGCTTCGGCAATTGTACGGATATTAACTTTGTCTATGTTAGGTAAGATAATATCATATTGATGAAATGCCGGATCTGTAAAGACACAAAATGAGCTTTTTGATCTATGAATTTCTAATAGCATGTCCTTGTTGTTTAAATAATTTACCTTTGGTGTAAGCATGTGTGTATCTCCTTTTACATATATATATTATAAACTCTACACTTAATAAAGTCAAATAAATAATACATTAACTAAGGAATAAAATTATGTCATTAGCAGGAATAGGCGCAGCAGTTGGCGCAGCCGGAGGCGCATTAGGCAACGCAGGTAATTTTTTAAGTGGTAAGCGATCAATTACATTACCAAGAGCAGGAGAAATTGCTGGCGATTTAATGAGTGCGTATGCCGTATATCAAGATAGCACAGTTGACGATTGGCGGGTAAGACTAACGCTACCAACATGGCCAAGTTTTAGAGGAAGTCCAGTTTTAAAACCGTTACATGATGCAGGAGGTATGATTTTTCCATATACTCCTACTATTAATATTGGATCATCTGCTTCGTATTCGGCAATGCAACCAATACATTCAAATTTTAAATTTAACACATATCAACATAGTGACCCGGGTACAATTACAATTACTGCACCTATGAATGTTGAAGATTCGGCACAAGGATTATATTGGATTGCAGCAGTACATTATTTTAGAGCAATGACAAAAATGTTTTCAGGAAACGATCCAAAAGCAGGTAATCCACCGCCTATTGTACAATTAAGCGGATACGGCAGTTATGTCTTTAACAATGTGCCAGTAGTAGTAACATCATTTAGTACGTCGTTGACTGCAGAATGTGATTACATTCCAGTTCAAACAAAAACTAGTGTAGCAGGTGCAGTAAGTTCAGTTGCCGGAATGGCAGGCGGAGTAGCAGGTGCGTTAGGCAGTGCATTTGGCGCAACTAAGATTACTGATCAAATTACTGATATTACAGACGGCATTGGACAAGCAGCACAAATGATGAACTCACTAGGTGTTGGTTTTTCTATGGACGGCGACATTGCACATGTTCCAACAAGAAGTTCATTTACAATACAATTAATACCAACTTACAGCAGAACAAGTGCGCGTAAGTTTAGTTTAGATAATTTTGTAGCCGGCGGCTACCTTAACAATAGCTTTGGGTATATTTAATGACAGCAACATATGGTAAACATAGCCCATGGGCTAACACTACAATATCAAACGGATACTTAGGTATATTAAAAATACGACCAGTAGCAGCAGAAATATCCGATTATTTGTATACTATTGAACCGCAATATACAAATCGTCCGGACTTATTAGCATTTGATTTGTATGGCGATGCAGCATTATGGTGGGTATTTACCCAACGTAATCTCAATGTAATACAAGATCCAATATATGATTTTGTACCAGGAGTACAGATTTATATCCCACAATATAGTAAATTAAGAACATCATTAGGTACATAAAATGTCATTTATAGATTCAGCAACAACAATGTTATCCGATGCAGCTAAAACTGTTACTACGAGTGTATCAGAGTTTGCAGCAGACATTGGTTTAGATTTTGATGCAATTGCGCCAATTAAACTACCATTGCAAAACGTGTTGCATGACTATGCAACATATGATTGTGTTTTTACAATTAGTGCATTACATGATAAAGATGTTGAAGACCCGGATAACTCATATTTTAAATGGAAGACGTTACAACCAGGTGATCGATATGGAAAAGCTCCGCAAATTATATGTAAGTCAGCAAACGCAGAACCAAATAACCGTGTTAGAACTGATTATGGTAAATTTGATTTCTTTGTAGACGAGGTTACTATTGAAGGTATGATAGGGTTTCAAACTGGCAACAATGTGTCATCTACAAACTTAACGTTCTCAGTAAAAGAACCGTATAGCATGGGATTGTTTACAATGTCTTGTCAACAAGCAGCATGGGAATCAGATCATCAAAACTGGAACGCTGCACCATTTTTATTAACGATTGAGTTTCGCGGTAATGACGAAATGGGCATGATGTTACCAATACCAGAGAGTACTAGATACATTCCGTTTAAGTTTTCAAACGTAAGTATGACAGTAAATCAAGATGGTGCTTTATACTTTGTTAAAGCAATTGTATGGAATGCACAAGGGTTAAGTGACAAAAATGCAAAATTAACAACAGACGTATCTGTTAAAGGTACTACTGTTCAGGAAGTATTACAAACAGGTGAAAAGAGTTTACAAGCTGTGTGGAATGCAAAGTTACGGCAACTTAAAGAAGATAAAATTGTTGATGTTCCTGATGAAATTATAATTTTATTTCCTAAAACTATACATTCAGATAAAGGCGACAGCGGAGCTGAAAGTTCAGACAGTGCAACTAGTGGTAGTGATAGCGAAAGCACTGTATATAAAAAAATAGGTGTAGACGAAGTAACAGTAAACAATCTCAAATACCATGTACAAAAAGCTGAAGATTGTAATGTTATTGGAAAATCATCATTAGGGTTTGGTGCAGCCAAAGCTGCAGATGCACCGTATGGTAAAGAAACTGATAATCATACAGAAGTTGACGGACACGTTGTACAAGTAAGAGCAAACAATACACCAAATCCTGCTGAATGTGAGTTTAAATTTAGGCAAGATACTGACATACCTAATGCAATTAATCAAGTAATTTTACAAAGTAACTTCCCAACAGAGACACTAGACCCTGATGCTATTTCAGCATCAGGATATAAAAAATGGTGGTCAATTGATATTCAAGTATACAATGTTTCAACTGATGCAAATTACAAGTCAACAGGTACAAAACCAAAAATAATTGTGTACCGTGTAATACCTTATAATACTCATGCAAGTTCGGGAATTGTTGCGCTTAATGAAAAGTCTCCAGGTTTTGAAAACATGTTTAAGAATGCAATAAAAGAATACAACTATTTGTATACTGGATTAAACACCGATGTGATAAGTTTTGATATAAAAATTGAGAATAGTTTTTCAGGGTTAATGGCGGCTGATTGGTGTAAGCAATCAATGGATGTTAAAACATCAGCAGCACAAGGATCAGAAGTAAATGATAAAGCTGTGAATACAGTTGCAGTAACTGGTAGTGAACCAGAAAAAGGTACAAACGTTGGACAGAATTCGTACACTGCAACATTTTTAAGTACAGACAGATTAGGTGGCGGTGGTACAGAAACTGCAGGAACACGAGCAGCTAGGTTGTATCATGATGCATTAACTCGTGGTAATGACATGATTAATTTAGATTTAGTAATTGTTGGTGATCCTGCGTTTTTACATCACAGTGGGTTTGGCAATTATACATCAAAACCTACACAGTATTCAAATTTAAACGCCGACGGTACTATTAACTATCAAATGGGCGAAGTGCATATTGTTGTTAATTTTAGAACTCCTATAGACTTTAGTCAAGAAACCGGAATGTATCAGTTTACTGGAGATATGCCATCTTCACCGTTGATGCAATATAGCGGGTTGTTTATAGCTCGGCAAGTAACTAGTACATTTAAAGGTGGAAAATTTGAACAACGGTTAAAATGTCAACGTGCACCGGGTCAAGAGTCAGCAAAAGACGAATCAAAAGGTGGGTCATTTAATATGGATAAACTTACAAAAGACGGTTTAGAAAGTATTGGCAAAGCAATTAAAAGCATTTTTTAACACGGAATAACATGAACAAAAATATAGATCAGTCACAAAAATCTAACCCAACACCTACCCCCGGTCCGTTCTTAGCTAAAGTAGTAGGACACTTAGATCCGGGTTACATGGGCGGGTTAGAAGTTGAGATTCTAAGACCAGTAGGTAACACATCATCCGAAGGTCAGTTACATCAAGTGAAATACATGAGTCCGTTTTACGGAGTAACTGGTGTTGAACATACAAAAGCAGATCCTAATAACTTTAGTAACACTCAAAAAAGTTATGGTATGTGGATGGTTCCACCTGATGCCGGAACTACTGTTATTATTATTTTTATTGATGGTGATCCAAAACGTGGATACTGGATTGGTTGTGTTCCCGACGAAGCTATGAATTTTATGGTTCCGGGATTAGCAGCTACTAAGAATTCAGAAGGCGGCAAAAGATTGCCAGTTGCTGAATATAACAAAGCAGCTAATCAGACTACTAGTGATCCGTCAAAAATTAAAAAACCATTACATCCGTTTGCTGCAGTATTACAGGCTAGTGGCTTAGATATGGACGACACTCGAGGTATTACTTCAAGTAGCGCACGTCGTGAAGCACCAAGCTCGGTATTTGGAATTTCAACACCGGGGCCGTTAGACAAGAACGGTCCTAAGGGTGATATTGGTAAAAAAGAACACGCACATAAAGGGTATGTAAGCAGACGAGGTGGATCTACGTTCGTAATGGACGACGGCGATGATAAATTTCTTCGTAAGAAACCAGCAGCAGAAGCAGGACCAGAATACGTATCTCCTGAACAAGGTCAAAAGGGCGGAGATGTTAACATACCTCATAATGAGTTAACACGTATTAGAACTAGAACAGGGCATCAAATTTTGTTACACAACAGCGAGGATTTAGTTTATATTTCTCATGGTAACGGAAAAACTTGGATAGAATTAACAAGCAACGGAAAGATTGACATTTATGCCGAAGACAGTATTAGTATTCATACTAAGAACGATTTTAATTTTGTAGCTGATCGAGATATTAATTTTCAAGCAGGTAACGAAATTAACATGGTATCAAAAGGTGCAACACGAATAACACCTGCAGCAAACTTTGAAGTCAAAGCAGCAAACACTAGTATAGACGGCGGACAAGTCCATTTAAACTCAGGAAAAGCTGGAGCAGCAAAAATACCTGTTAGAATTCCAACTAAAGAACCATGGGCAGGACACGAAAACTTAGATCCTGTTTCAAGTAAACCAGACAAAACAAAAGCAGTTAATAAAGCAGAGGCAGCAAAAGAGCCTCCTATGTTTAAGAAATATACAACAGTAACAGATACATTTGATAAAGTTAAAGGACCGGATAAAAAATGACAGATCTATATACACGGATTAAGTTACCTGCAGTTGCAAAGAAACCTGAGTTAATTTCACCTAAAACTTATAAAGGATTTAGTACAGTAAGCGGTAACACTGAACATTTTAGCTTGTATGATTTTGATTTAATTAAGCAAGACATTATAAATCACTTCCATATTAGGCAAGGAGAACGATTAATGCAGCCAAGATTTGGAACAATCATTTGGGATCTATTATTTGAACCGATGACTGAACCAATTAAGGCATTAATTATCCAAGATGTAAACAGCATTGTTAACTATGACCCGCGTGTTGCAGTTGCTGATGTGAGTATAAGTGCATATGACAGCGGAATTGAAATTATATTTGCGTTAACATACACTCCGTACAAGATTACAGAACAAATTCAACTACGGTTTGATCAAGCTAACGGGCTAGTAACTTAATAAACTGTGTGGTTAATTTTTTCAATAAATACCTTTATTAGGACAACATCATGAGTGCAACTGACAGACAAAACAGATTATTAGTAGCTGAAGATTGGAAAAAAATATACCAATCTTTTAGAAACGCAGACTTTCAAAGTTATGATTTTGAAAATTTACGGCGTACAATGGTTGATTATATTCGCCAAAATTATCCGGAAGATTTCAATGATTATATTGAGAGTTCGGAATACTTAGCATTGCTTGATGTGATTGCATTCTTAGGACAAAGTGTAGCGTTTCGTGTTGATTTAAATGCGCGTGAAAACTTTTTAGAATTAGCAGAACGTCGTGAGAGTGTATTAAGATTATCGAGATTAGTAAGTTATAATGCAAAACGTAACATACCTGCAAAAGGATTGTTAAAAGTTACATCAGTCCAAACAACACAAAACATACTTGACAGTAACAACAGAAATTTGTCAGGCCAACCGGTTACCTGGAATGATTCGTCAAATGCTAGTTGGTATGATCAGTTTATTAGGATTATGAATTCTGCAATGAATACCTCGCAACAATTTGGTAATCCAAAAGATAAAGCGTCAATTTATGGTATTCCAACTGAGCAATATGTATTACAAACATCATCAGCTGGATTACCAGTGTATTCGTTTAGTAAAACAGTTGCCGGACGATCAATGACCTTTGAAGTAACTAGTACAGCATTCTCTGGTCAAGATTACATATACGAAGAAGTTCCAAAAATTGGAAATAAATTATCTTATATTTTTAGAAATGACGGTCGAGGATACGGAAGTTCGGGTTCGGGATTCTTTTTTAATTTTACCCAAGGCACACTTGCGTGGAGTAAATTTTCTATCACTCAACCTAGAAGCAATGAGATTGTTGATGTTGGTACAACCGGGATTAACGATTCAGACATCTGGTTGTATAAATTAAATCAAACTGGTACTGAATCAGAATTGTGGACTAAGGTATCTAGTTTAGAAGGTAACAACATAATTTACAATAGCGTTAACAAAGACATTAAAAACATATTTGGTGTTACAACTCGCGTTAATGATGCAGTTAGTTTAACATTTAGTGACGGTACATTTGGAAATAAGCCATTAGGCGATTTTCGTGTATATTATAGAACATCAAATGGTATTTCGTATACAGTACATCCTCGTGATATTAGAAATGTTACGTTAGCAATTCCGTATACTTCTAATACAGGCAATCCGGAAACATTAACACTTACATTATCGTTATCTACTTCTGTTAACACAGCAGAAGCATCGGAAACTAATCTAAGTATTAAGTCTAATGCACCTGCAACGTTTTATACACAAAACAGAATGATAACTGGTGAAGATTATAATATTTGCCCATTGAGTGCAAGTCAACAAGTATTAAAAGTTAAAGCTGTTAACAGAGCATCTAGCGGTATTAGTCGATATTTTGATTTAGTTGACCCAACTGGCAAGTTTAGTTCTACAAATTTATTTGCTGATGACGGCGTTATATACAAAGAGTTAATCGAATCAACTAAAAAGGTTTCGTACTTAACTAAATCTGATATTCAAGGCATTATTATTAATACAGTAAAACCTCTTCTTAAAACAGACGGATTGCAAAATTTCTATTATGCTAATTATGCAGATGCTACAACATTATCGTGGTCAATTCAGTGGCTTACACCTGTATCTACAACTAAAAATACAATTAACGTTACTAACACAGAATTATCATTTATGACAGTTGGTACATTGTTGTTATTTAAAACATATGACTATTTTCATGAATACATATGGGCTTCTATTGTAGGAGTTGCTGCAACTGAAATACAAATAAATGTTAGTATTCCGGCAGCATTAATTGTTCAAGTTATACCTAGATGGAGAACTTCGCTTGAGTCAACTGTTGTAACAACAATGACTGATTTAATTTTTGAAAATAAATCGTTTGGATTGTCGTATAATGCCATAACACAAACATGGCAAGTTGTTTTTGAGGCAAATTTAAACACATCATCTCAGTTTAATTTAAATTCGCAAGGTGATGTATCTAATAAGCATGAAGATGCTAGTTGGATGATGTCATTTGTTAGTGATAATGAATTTTATACAATTACAACTAGAGAATTACGATACATTTTTGAAAGTAATCAGCAACTACGGTTTTATTTTGACAGTAGTGAAAAAATATTTAATAGTGTGTCTAGTTCGTTAGTAAGAGACAAAATTAATATTTTAGGTATTAACACACTACCTAATTATGCATCGCCAATGATTAAAGATTCTAAATGGGATATTATTAATGAATTTCACGGTTTAGATGGTTATATTGATAATAAGAAAATCGTTATTACGTTTGCAGATACTGACGATAACGGTGTAGTAGATAATCCAACATTATTTGACAATTTTGTAGCAGATACGCAATACATTGTTCAAGAACGCTATTTAATAGCCGATGGCCAAGAAGATTATCGGTATGTAAGTAATGCTGACAATAAAGTTGAAATTGTTCAGTTCATGCCGTCGTCGTTTCAAGTTGGCAAATATTACTATGTCACATCTGACATGGTTGTAATGAAAGGCACAACATCTAACACTGGTATACCTACGTTAGATTATAAAGTATATAACGGTCGAGACAACATAAAATTTCAATATACTCATAATGCAGGTGCTAATTCAAGAATAGATCCGAGTGTGAGTAACATTATAGATGTGTATATTTTAACAAAAGGTATAGATATAGAATTTAGACAGTGGGTAAATGGTGCAATAACAACAAGACCGTTACCTCCAAGTTCAGATGAATTATATACTACCGTATCACCGTCTTTAAATTTAATTAAATCGATATCAGATGAAGTAGTATACCACCCGGTTAGTTACAAATTATTATTTGGAGAGGCAGCAGCTGATGAAGTCCAGGCTATATTTAAAGTTACAAAATCTCCTGGACAAGTTATTTCAAATAATGACATTAAGTCAAAGGTGATTACTTCAATTAACACATTTTTTGCTTTAGAAAATTGGGATTTTGGAGATACATTTTTCTTTTCAGAGTTATCGACTTACGTATTAAATCAATCAACACCGTTTATTTCAAATTTTGTAATTGTTCCAAAGCATGCTGATCTTAATTTTGGCGGATTATTTGAAATTAAATCGTTAAGTAACCAAATTTTAATTAGTTGTGCTACAGTTAACGAAATTGAAATTATAACAGGAATGACTTCAAATAATATTAAATCGTCAAATTTAACGTTAAACAATACTACATTTAATCAACAACAAGTTTCTAGCTCATCATATAGGAGTATCTAATGGCAGATAGCAACACACAAAATTTATTACCTAGATCAACTGCAGTTGACGACAGCAACAGTGCAAATGTTGCAGGGTTTTTACCTACCTTTTACAGAACTGATTCTAACAAAAAGTTTTTGCAAGCAACTATGACTCAGCTTGCTCAACCAGGTGCTGTTAATAAGGTTAGTGGTTATATAGGTAGAGTAAATTCAAAAGCAACGTCGTCGTCTGATGTATTTGTAAAAGCTCCTTCAAAAATACGTCAAGATTATCAATTAGAGCCTGGATTCTTAATTACCGACGATCTTGATAATACTACTTTTTTGAGAGATTATCAAGATTATATAAATCAACTAAAAGTGTTTGGTGCAGACGTTACTAATCACCCGCGATTAAACAAACAGGAATTTTATAGTTGGAATCCGCATATTGATTGGGACAAGTTTGTTAATTTTCAAAATTATTATTGGTTACCAAATGGTCCGGATATTATTACAATTAGTTCAGAAATACAAGTAGAGTCTATTAGTAGTGCATTTACTGTAGATCTTAACGATAATTCTTATATCTTTACACCAGATGGGATGACAAATAATCCAGTTATTACATTGTACAAAGGGTGTACTTACCGTTTCAATATTAACAGTGTAGGAAATCCT